GCGGATCCTCGCGGCCGAGCTGTACGCCGGCGATTGGTTCGAGACGGGCGCCGTCCCGTCCATCGCGTTGATGTTCGATGGCGTGCTCACGGACGCCGCGTCCGAGGACGTCAAGCGAAAGTGGATCGAGAATCACGCGGACCATTCGCCGGCCGTGCTCCCGCGCGGCTGGTCGCTCAAGGAAACCGGCGCTAACCCGCAATCCTCGCAGCTACTCGAGACGCGCCGTTGGGGCGTGCAAGAGGTCGCGCGAGCGCTCGGGATCTTCCCGGCCGAGCTGCTACTCGCCGAGGTCGGCGGCTCGAGCCTGACGTATCAGAACATCGCCGAAGCGCTGATGACGTTCGCGCGGGTCACGCTGCAACCGAAGTACCTCGCGCCGATCGAGGAAGCGCTCTCGGACCTCCTACCGGGGACGCAAGCGGTCCGGTTCAACACGTCCGAGCTCGAGCGTCTCGGGACGTCGGGCCGGTTCGCCGCGTATGAGACCGGGATCCGCTCGGGATTCGTGACCACGGACCAAGTAGACCGGTGGGAAGGATGGAACCGGGCAGCTCCGCCACCGGTTCCGCCACCGCTCGCCGCGATCCCGGCTCCGCCGATAGTCGAGGTACCCGCATGACCGAGCTGCTTACCACCGCGGCCGCCGAGGCGCCGATCAGCGTCCGCTCCGAATCCGAGCGGCTGATCGACGTGCGAATCGTCCCGTGGGGCGTGGTCGGCAATACCGCCGAGGGACGCGAGCGGATCGTGCGCGGCGCGTTCAAGCGGACGGATCCGGCGAGCGTGTCGCTCGAGGCGATCGGACCGCACGGCGCGGATCCCGGCGTACGCCTCGCCGGCCGGTTTGTCGCGCTCGAGGACCGCGACGACGGCGAGTACGGGACGGCTCGAGTCTCACAGACTCGCGCCGGCGATGAGCTACTCGCGCTCGCGCGGGACGGCGTATACCGCGCCGCGTCGGCGGTATTCCGGCCGGGCGCCTCGCGCCTCGCGGCCGATGGAGTGATTGAACGCACGGCGGCCGAGCTCGTGCGCGTCGGACTGGTCGAGCGCGGGGCCTATCCCGGCGCCGAGGTACTCGCAGTGAGAGGTGCTCCCGTGGAATCCCCCGAGCCGACTCCCGTCCCGGATCCCGTTCCGACTCCCGTTCCGGATCCGACGCCGGCGCCTCCGGGCGTTCATGTCATGCGCAATCCGCCCGAGCTGATGGCGGCGGTCGAGGACGTCCGGCGCGATCTCGTGGGCCGGATGGCGGCGCTCGAGGCGCGAGGCGGCCGCGGTGGCGCGGCGCACGCGCTCGCCGCGTACGCGTCGCTCGGTGACTACGCCGATGCGGTTTACGCGGATCCCGCGCTCGCGCCGTTGCTCGCTCGCGCGCTGGTCGACCAGATCACGAGCGAGAATCCCGGCGTGGTCCCGCCGGCGTGGGTCTCCACGATCGCCGGCATCGGGACGTTCGCCCGGCCGGCCGTGACCGCGCTCGGCGGTCCTCGATCGCTCGGGCCGTCCGGGATGGAGCTCGATTGGCCATACCTCGATCCGGCGACGCCGCTCGATACGATCGTGGCAAAGCAGGCCGCCGAGAAAACGCAAGTAGCCTCGGTCAAGGTCAAGATCCTGAAGGCGTCCCAGCCGATCGACACTTACGCGGGCGCTAGCGATCTCTCCTACCAGCTCATCCGGCGCAGCTCGCCGAGCTACCGAGAGGCGTATCTCCGGATTCTCGACCTCGCCTACAACCGCGCGACGGAGGCCGCGTTCGAGGCGCAGCTACTCGCGGTCGCGGGATCCTCGCTCGTGCTCACGGCGACGGCGACGGCCGATCAGGTGCGCGCGTTCCTGTTCGCCGCGAGCTCGATCGTCGCGCAAAACACCGGCGCGCCGGCGACCGTGGATCTCGTGAGCCCGACCGAGTTCGCCCGGCTCGGCGGTCTCCCGAACCTGTGGCCATCGGCCTACGGGACGGCGAACATCGCCGGGACCGCTCAGGCGTCGACGCTCGCAATCAACATCTCCGGTCTGCCGATCGTCCTCGCGCCGTTCCTGACCGGGAATCAGCATCTCGTGACTAACGGCGAGGCGGCCGGATGGTTCGAGGACGGGCCGTTTCCGATCTCGGCCGAGGACGTTGCGAAACTTGGTCAGAACGTTGGAATCTGGGGGATGGGGACGGGCGCGACCACGGTCCCGAAGGGCATCGTAAAAAGCACGCTGACGCTCGTGCGCGGGACGGACGCGGGCTCGGCCGGCTGACGTGGGACCGTGGGTCACGGGTCCGGAGATCCTCGAGCACGCCGGCGTAAGCGCGCCGGCGAGCTCGGCGGATTCCGCGTGGGCCGAGGCGTGCGCGGACGCGACGAATAGCGCGTTCTCGTGGCGCCTCGCCGGCGCGCTATTCGTGGATCCACCGGGCGAGCTCGTGCCCGAGCTCGTGACCGCGGCGCGAGGCGTCGGGGTCGAGACCTATAAGCGGCGAGAGGCGCCGTTCGGGCTCACGGGTTACGTCGATCTGCAGGGCGCCGCGGTCCGGATCGCGCGGGATCCGCTCGAGGCGGTCGCGCCGATCCTCGAGCGGTACGCGACGCGCGGGCTCGCGTGAGCTCGCTGCTCGCGCGGCGGGATGAGCTGCTCGCCGCGTTCGCCGCGGCCGGCGTCCGGACCGCGACGACGGCGAAACTCTCGGCGCCGTGCATCCATGTCGAGCCCGGCGATCCGTGGTCCGTCCCGATCCGGATGCCGGGACGGGTCTCCCGGTGGCGGCTCACGGCGATCGGTGGCAAGCCTGATTCCGAGGGCGCGCTCGAGGCAATCGCCGAGCTGATCGACGGCGCCGATACCGCGCTCCGGACCATGCGTGGAGTCGAGCTGCCGGCGTGGGCGAAACCGGGCGATTACCAGCTCGCCGGCGGGAGTTACGCCGCGTCCATCGCGACCATCCAGCTCGATCAGTACGGAGGTTCCTAATGGCCGGCTCGCCGTTGTTCATGCAGGACGTAAAACTGACGCTGAAGCTTCTCCCGGCCGGGCCTAGCCGGGTGTCGTTCGAGTGCGATATCTCGCTCGCCGAGATCATCCCGACGCCGGGCGATTCGGTCGATTACTCGACGTTGTGCGCGTCGGGCTCGTACTCGAGCATCGGCAAAACGACGTACGCGCTGCATATCGTCGCGGTCCAGCGGTGGGCCGCGGACGGGCTCGCATCGTTCCTGTGGGACAACGACGGGCAGCTCGCCGAGTTTCAATATCAGGCGCACGGCGCCGCGGTCGCGAACGCGACCGACACGCCGGGCATGTACGGGACGGTCCGGCTGGTCGCCGGCAACTACGGCGGAGAAGTTTCGACCTACGCCGAGCTCGACGTGACGCTCCCGTGCACGGTCAAGCCAACGAAAACCCTCGCCGTGTTCCCGACGCTCGCCGAGGACGGCGCCGAGGACACGACGCCGGCGAACCTCACCGATGACGAGCTCGCCGCGTTGACCGAGGGAGAGGCCGCCACCGCGGCCGCGTAGCGCGTGGCGGCTAGTAAGAGTCGCGTAAAGGTCTCCGGCGTCCGCGAGGTCACGGGCGCGATGCGCAAACTCGAGGTTTCGGCGGCCGATCTGAAGAACGCGCACGCCGCGGTCGCCGCGTCGCTGGTACCCGGTATCGCGATGCGCACGCCGCGGCGGACGGGCGCGCTCGCGGGCTCGTGGGCGCCGGGATCCACGAAAACGCGCGCCCGTCTCACGAGCCCGAAACCGTACGCCGGCGTGATCGAGTACGGCTGGTCCGAGCGCGGGATCGAGCCCGCGCGAATGATCCGCGACACGGTAGAGGCGAATACGGCCGAGATCCTCGCCGCGTACGAGCGCGAGCTCGAGAAACTCGCGCGCGATGCCGGGTTCGGTGTGAAGTGACCGAGCACGAGCTGTACCCGGATCCACCGCGGCGCGTGGTGCTCACGCTCGCCGCGCTCGGATCCATGACGGTCCTCGAGCGCGCTCGAGCGTGCGCGATCGTCGGGATCCCGGAGCGCGATCTCGTGGGACTGCTCCGGACCGTGCAAGGCGGACGCGGCGACCCGCACGAGACGGAGACCGGCGTCCTCCTCCTCTACGCGTTGTGTTGGCAGCTCGAGCGGCGCCGCGATCCGGCGATGGCGTGGGAGACGGTTCAAACGTTCGATCTCGTGATCGACCTCGAGACGCGCGATCCGATCGCCGAGGCCGAGGCGCACGCGTCCGTTGACGCGGCGATCGCGACCGGGCTCCCTCCGGCGGTCGCCGGCGATCTGACGATGGACCAGCTCGAGCGCTATTCCGAGCGCGCGAAGGAACGTGAAACCGCGACGCGGCGCGGCCGGCGGTGAGCGTCGCGCTGGTCGTCGAGATCCTCGGCGACGCCTCGAAACTCGCCGGCGAGCTGGACAAGTCAAAAGGCACGGTGGACGGATGGGCCGGCGGTATCGGCGGCGCCGCGGTGAAGGTCGCCGCGATCGCCGGCGTCGCCGGCGTGGCGGCCGGCGCGATCATCTCGATGACCGAGGCGGCCGCGGCCGACCGGGCCGAACAAGAGAAACTAGAAGCGGCGATCGCCGCGAGCGGCGCCGCTACCGGCGACTGGAAAACGGTCACCGATGCGGCGATCGCGACCGCTCAAGATAAGGCGTTCACGGACTCCGAGGCGCGGGACGCGATGCAGTCGCTGGTCACGGCGACCGGCGACGTCACCGAGGCGTCAACCCTGATGGCGACCGCTCAGGACGTCGCGCGGTTCGCGAATGTGGACCTCGCGACCGCGGCCGATGCGGTCGCGAAAGCGAACGCCGGATCCGATGGCGCGCTCCGAAAGCTGATTCCCGGTCTCGAGAAAGGCGCCACCGCGACGGACACGATCGCCGCGGCGAGCAAGGCGGCCGCGGGGCAAGCGGACCTCTACGCGAATAGCGCGGAGGGGATGCGCGAGAAAGGCGGAAACGCGTTCGGGGAACTTTCCGAAACGATCGGATCTGTTTTTCTCCCGATCTTAGACGCCATCCTTCCAGCCCTTACGCCTCTCCTGCAGGCGTTCGGCGAGCTCGTGAGCGCGCTGCTCCCGGCGCTTACGCCGCTGATCGGCCTACTCGCGAAGGCGCTCGGGTTTGTCGCTACCGCGCTCTCGACCGTGATCGGGTGGCTGGTCAAGCTCGTGACGTGGCTCTCGAACGCAATGGCGAAGGTCGGTGACTTTCTCGCGTCAATCAACCCGTTCAAGGACATCCACCTTCCGTCGCTCCCGTTCCTGAACGCGACCGCGGCCGGCGCCGGCGTGGCGGCCGGGACGTTCGCCGGGCCGAGCCAGCTCGCCGGCGGATCCGGTGGCGGGATCACGATCAACGTGTACGGCGATCCCGGCATGATTCAAGCGACCGTCCTCCGCGCGCTCCGGACCTATGACCGGCGCAACGCGACCGGGCTCGCCGGCGGCCGCTGATGCCACCGCTATTCGTGGACAACGCGCTCCCGACGATCGAGCTGTACGGGCTCGCCGGCGACGTCGGCGTGTGGGATGACCCGCTTACGACGTGGGACGGCGCCGGCGACGTGTGGGCCGACGCGACCAGCGGGGCGCCGGCGTGGCGCTCGGTCGCGTGTCAAGTGTCGGCGTTCTCGAGCTCGTGGGGCGCCGATGAGGGTCAAGGCGTGTTGGCGCAATCGGCGGCCGGGACGCTCACGCTCCGGACGTACGACCCTGATCGGATCCTCGATCCGGCGAACGCCTCGAGCCCGCTCCGGCGCGAGCTCGTGATCGGGACGCCGGTCCGGCTCGTGGGTCCGGGGCCGGTCGGCGTGCTCGGCTACGGCTACCTCGATGAGGTCGAATACCGGTACGAGGACGCCGGCGGGACGCTGGTCGCCGCGGATGAGGTCGCGAAACTCGCGCAAGCGAATACCGCTCCGACGTTTTGGCAACCCGTGAACAGTCTCCGAGCGCTCGCGGCCGCGGCGATCGCCTCGGCCGGGCAGTCGACGCCGGTCGGATCCGCGCCGGCGGCCGGCGATCCCGTGATCGCGTGGCGCGATACCCGCGACGCGCCCGTGTGGGATCTCATCCGGGACGCGGCGACGGACGCGCTATGCCTCGCGTGGATCGACCGTCAGACGTCGCCGCCGACGCTCGCGCTCGCGCCGTTCGGCTATCCGACCGATGCCGGTCTCCGGCTCGGCGATGGCGGGATCCCGTTCGCCGGGTTGCAAACGGTGGGATCCGGCGCCGGCGTCGTCAACGTCGTCGACGACACGACGGGCGAGCTCGCGCGGCGGGTCACGGCGACCGGCCGCGATCAGTCGTTCGGCGTGTCGCGGGTCGAACCGGCCGGCGTGGCATGGGCGCGGGCGATCCTCTCGGATCGAGGCGGCGCGACTGTGACCGTGATTCCCGGCGAGGTCTATCCGTCCAACACGAACGAGCTGCTCCGAATCAATCAGGCGCGCGGGCTCGAGCTCGTGCGCGTGACCCTGCTCGATCCGCCGTTCGATGTGACGCTCCGGCTCGTGGGTACCAAGATTGAAGGCGAGGCCGGCGGGATCTACCGGGCAACGCTCGCGACGTACTCGCCCGGCGAGGCGTGGGCCTACCTTCCGCCGGCGCCGGCGCTCCCGGCCGCTACGCCGAGCACGCGCTCGATCCGCGCCACGAAGGATGCCGGCATCGGCCGCGGGACCGGCGTGGGCGGACCCGGCGCAATCAAGAACTACGGAAACGGGCTCGGGCCGATGACGGTCGGCTACTCGGCCGCGACCGGGCTCCGCGGCGCGCTGCTCGCGTTTGACGGGCTCGACCTCGCCGGCGTCCGCCGGATCCGAAAAATCGAGCTCGTGCTCGTGTTCGATTCGGCCGGCGATACGGCCGGGCTGATCGGCGAGACCGCGCTAGTCCAGCGGATCAGCGGGCAATGGTCCGAGGGCCGGGTAGCGGCGAGCGATACCAGCTCGGTCCAGACGACAAACTCGGTGGTATGGCCCGGTCCGCCGGTCGACGCCGCAACGGTTCCGGTGACGATCATCGGGACGGGTCCGCTCGCCGAGCAGCGCGTAGACATTACGTCCATTGCGATGCTCAACATGCCCATCAACCTCGGCGGCCGCGGCTATCCGGACTTCGGCTACCGCGTTCAACATGTCGTGCTCGGCACGCCGGGGCAGGCGCCGGGATACAACTATCTCCGCGGCCGCGAGGACAACGGCGACGAGCCGACCGGGAGCGGATGCCGGCTCGAGCTCACGGTAGAGGTGTGACGCGATGACAGACGAGCTCGAGCCCGGCGGACAGCTCCCGGAGGTCAACCCTCTTGCGGTCCCGACGCGGCCGGCGCCGGGAATCCCGATCGCGTCGGATTGGGGCGGAGTCGTGCACGATTCGATCGTCGCTCAGGACGTACAGGCCGGGACGGTCTCGGTCGTTGTCACGGCATCGGCGACCGGTAATACGCCGGTCACGTTTCCGCGGCCGTTCGGCGGGATCCCGACCGTGGTCGTTTCAATGTCGGGCGCGCCCGGCGGATCGTTTCGGCTGATCCCTCGATCGAACGCCGCTACCGCGTCCGGGTTCGTGGCCTACCTCTATACCGGCGACAACACGACGGCGACCGCAACGGTTCCGGTCTCGTGGATCGCCTACGGGCCGCGCGCATGACCGTGACCGCGGAGACCGTGCGGCGCCTGCTCGCGATCGTCGCGCTGATCCTCGCGGTCGTCGCGATCATCACGCGTGATCCGTACCTCGAGCTCGCGGTAGTCGTGCTCGCGGTCGCGATCCTGCTATGACGTATCGCGCGGATCCGGTGACGCAACGGGACGGCTCGAGCCTCGCAAACTCGAATTGCCGGATGGCGGCCGGCGCGACCGTGATCGACTACGACACGCTCGGCTCGGTCACGAGCTCCGGATCCGCGATGAGAGCCCGTCAATCCGACCAGTCCGGCGGGACGGACTCGGGCGACCTCTCGCAAGCGTGGGCGAGCTACGGCGAGTCGCTCGGGATCCGGGACGGCTACGCGTGGTCGGACGCGATGGCGGACCTCCGCGCCGGGCGGGCGATCGTGCTCGACGTGTGGCACGCCGCGGCCGGCGGACCGTGCGTCTCGGGATCCGGCGCGTACGGTCATTCGATCGCGGTCGCGCCGGAGTTTCATTCGGACGGCGATCGCGTGCTCACGTGCGATCCGTGGTGCTCGCCGGCGCGGTGGGACTGGTGGGCGATCCAAAAGCTCGAGCACGGCGCTAGCGTGTGGGCCGATCAGGTCTACGGCCGATCGACCGGCGGCCCGATCGCCGGGCTCGTGCGCGAGCTGATGACGCGATGGCGTCCGGGTCGCGAGGCGAGCCCGGCCGACGTCCTCGATACCGGCGGCGCCGGCCGGATCCTCTACTCGCGCAGTGCGGCGCACGCCGCGGAGGTCGATCCGATGGGACTAATCCTCGATCACGTGAGCTCGTGGGCCGGCGAGGTCACGCTCACCACGGCCGGCGCCTCGGCGATCGTGGTGGCGGACAAAAGCCTAGTCGCGCTCCCGTCCGGGACGGTGAAACGGGGCGTGGTCCGCGCGCAGCTCGGCGAGGCCTACGGCGCGTGGCCGGCCGGGACGCCGGTGGTCGGTATCGGCGATGAGCTCGCCGTGTTCATCGAAGCGCAGTGCGAGCTAGAACCGGATCCGCCGCCGAGCTCCGGCGGCGACTACGCCGATGGCTGGAATGAGGCTCGAGCGAACGTCGTTGACGCGCTCGAGACGTGGGCGCTCGAGGTCCTACCGCCGCGCTAGAAACTCGCGCCGCACTCGGCGCAGAATCGGACAATCGTCCCGTCCGGGAGATCCCGCATCGTTCGCGCCCACGCGCGATGCACGTGCGGCGCGTTACGCCGAGCCTCGCGCCGGCGCTCGACTCCCATGTGGTAGGCGCAGCGCGGCGACCCGTCCCACGCGTCAACGGCCGGCCGGCGGCAGTAGGCGCCAACATTCCGGATGCCGGATCCCGATAGGTGGGCGAGACAGACGGTGCTCATATGTCAATGGTCCTCGAGGACGGACGCCGCGGCGATGGTCCAACCGTGCAGTCCGGTGGTCCGAATGTTGCTAACTACGTCCCATTGCGTCCGGGTCCGGTGGTCCGTTTGGTGGTCCGCTCGGGCCGATTACCGTTCGATTACTGTTCGGTTTGTGCGGGTTTGGCTCCGGCGGTAGGACTCGAACCTACGACCAAGCGGATCGTAGGAACCGTGCTTGCGAGCACGGATCGAGCCCTCTCGGTGCGTCCCTCTTACGCTCGGCGCGTCTCTCGCTGGTGGTCCGTTT